AGGGTAGACGATACCGTTTACCGTATACCCAGAATGATTGAGGACGGCAAAAAGCTGTTGGATATTATTTGTAAGGCATTGGACTATACCTTGATTAATACTAAAAGAAACTATTTCCTATTTGATGATTTCGGGTATTTGTCTATAAGAAACTCAGCAGATTGTATATTGGGACTTGTAATTGGGGATGAAAGCCTTATGCTTGATTATTCAAGTAAGAAATCAATAGACTCAGATACCTATAACAAGATTCAACTATATCAGGATAACAAAAAAACTGGTAAAAGGGATGTGTATATAGCAAGGGATAGTGCAAATATAGCTAAATGGGGTATATTGCAGCTATATCAGTCGGTAGACGAGAATATGAACACTGCACAAATCAATGAGCTTTTATCTGCACTTGCTACCCTGAAAAACAGGGAAACCAAATCACTAAGCATACAGGCAATAGGAGATTTAAGTATTAGGGCGGGCTGCTTTGTTCCAGTAATTATTGGCGAGCTTAATATTAGCCAGTACTTTCTGATTGATGAATGTACCCACGATTTTGATGGAGCAGAGCATACAATGACTTTGGAAATGAAGGTGATATGATGTCTAGTTTACTAAAAATTATTAAAACCGCTGGCATACAAGCTGTTGATGCGACCAATCCAGTCAGCGTATTATGCGGAACCGTCACCAATGCAAACCCTTTAAGTATATCTGTTGACCAGCGTTTTGTACTGACAAAAGACTTTCTGATAGTACCCGAAGGGCTTTCACAGCTTGAACTGGATTTGGAGCATAGTCATACTTATATGGATGGGGCTACAGAGGTTCAAACTGGTAAGGCATTCGATGAAAGAATATTGGTTAGAAGGGGATTACAGCAAGGTGATCAGGTTCTGCTTCTCAGGGAACAGGGAGGTCAGAAATACGTGGTTTTAGATAGGGTGGTGATATGATGATACCAGCTGGAGGGACAATAATAAATGAGGCAGTACAGGAAAAGCAAATGCCCTCCTGTACATGGAAAATAGACGTAGAAAGAGGCAGGGTAGTAGAAAGAATAGACAATCTTGAGGCTATCAGGCAGGCGGTATTTAAGATTTTACAAACTGAGCGGTTCGATTATGTCATTTATGATGACAGCTATGGGAATGAACTAAAAGCATTGCAAGGCATGAGCCCCACATTTGTTAAATCTGAAATCAAAAGAAGAATAAAGGAAGCAATTATGCAGGATGAACGAGTAAAGGGCGTAGAGGATATAAGCATAGCAACAAAAAGTGAGAGTATGGTTGTTGAATTTACAGTCCTCTGTGAATACGGTTCATTCAAAATAGCTAAGGAGGTGGGATAATTGTATGAAGCTTATACATTTGAATACATACTTAACAGTATGCTGGATAAGGTAAGCAATAACGTTGATAAGCGAGAGGGGAGTGTAATTTATGATGCACTTGCACCCGCCGCAGCAGAATTGGCACAAATGTATTCGGATTTAGAGGTTAACCTTAAGCTATGCTTTGCAGGAACAGCAAGTGGCGAGTATTTGGAGAGACGTACAAAGGAAATGGGTATAGCCAGAAGAGCTGCAACTAGAGCTATTAAAAAAGGCATATTTGAAGGGGAAAACGGAGTACCTTTAGATATTGCAATTGGCAGTAGATTTTCCATTGAAGGCTTGACATATTCCACAATAGAGAGAATAGAGGCAGGGCAATATGCAATGGAGTGTGAAGCATTGGGAGCGGAGGGCAATAGACCTGTTGGCAGTATGATACCAATAGAATTTATCAACGGACTTACAAAGGCAGAGCTTATAGAGTCTATCTCTATCGGAGAGAATGAGGAAACCGACTCATCTCTGTTAAACAGATATATGCTAAGAACCCAAAAGCCTGCAACCTCTGGGAATGTACATCAATACAAGCAATGGGCTATGGAGCATGCTGGGGTAGGTGGGGCAAGGGTTTACCCCCTGTGGAATGGTGCAGGGACGGTAAAGGTAGCAATAGTAGATGCAGATAAGCAACCAGCCGCTATAGCCCTCGTGGAGGAAACTGCAAATTATATAGAACAGCAAAGACCAATAGGGGCAGAGGTAACAGTAGTATCGGCAACGGGAAAGACCATAGATATCTCTTCCACTGTAATTCTAGCACAAGGCTATAGCTTACAGAACGTGCTTGAAGAATTCACTAAAGTATTAAAGGAATATTTTAAGCTTATTGCCTTTGAAGCAAATTACGTAAGTCATGCCAAGATTGGGACAATTTTATTAAGCACAACGGGTGTGCTGGACTATACAAATCTGAGTATTAATAGCTCTACAAGCAATATACCATTACTCGATGAAGAAATTCCAGTCTTGGGTAGTGTCAGTCTGGAGGTGTAAAAATGGGTGTAAGCAATTATAGTCAGGAGCTTTACAGTAATGGGCTGATAAATGAGCTGACAGACGGCTTAGTAAATGTATACGTAGAGGCTGAGGTTGTGAAATGTATACCTGACTTAATGCAATATCTACCAGAATATTGGCAGGGCATTAAGGAAATGGAGCAGCTTCAGACAGTTATTGGTGAACGTGAAGGAATTACAAGATATTTAGTTGAGGATTTGCTCAATCAATTGTTTGTAAATACAGCAACATGGGGACTTGGGCGATGGGAGAAGGAGCTAGGACTTGAGACCGATTTGTCTAAAACCTATGAGCGAAGAAGGGAAAACATACTAGCTAAGCTCAGAGGCTCTGGCACAACCACAAGGGAAATGATTAAAAACATGGCTATTGCCTTTAGTGGAGGAGAGGTAGAGGTTATAGAGTATCCCAATGAACACAGGTTCGACATAAGGTTTACAGGGGTTATGGGTATTCCTCCCAATATGCAAGGCTTAGAGCAGGCTCTTGATGAAATAAAACCAGCACATCTTGACTACAGCTTTAAATATACCTATACAATTTGGAATAATCTTAGTCAATTGTCTTGGTCGGAGGTAGGAAACAAGACATGGGATGAAATTAGAGTATTTGAAGGAGTGTGATAAAGTGAATACAACAGTGAATCTGAATTTAAAAAAGCCTGAGGGTACAGATGTTGTCAATATTGCTGATATAAATAGCAATATGGATGTCTTGGATCAGGCGGTAGCAAACAAGGTAGATAAGGTCTTAGGCAAGCAATTAAGCACAGAGGATTATACAACAGCAGAAAAAAGCAAGCTAGCGAGCATTGCTCCCAACGCAAATAATTACACACACCCCACTTCGCATCCCGCACCTATGATTACTGAAGACAGTACGCACAGATTTGTAAGTGATACTGAAAAATCTGTTTGGAGTGCAAAGGCAAGTCAGGAGAGTGTGGATGGGGTAAGCACGCAGTTGTCTAATATGACGTACCTTCAAGAGACCGAGCCTACTGAGGTGCATCCGCAGTCGCTCTGGTTTGAGGTGACAGCCGAAGCAAATTTTGAGATAGGTGGTGTCGCAGTTAATAATGCAACAACCAGTAGCACACCACCAGAATCAGGATACTGGTTTGAACCATTATAAATAAATAAAAAGAAAGGAAGATTTTTAAATGGCGGATATTAATGTTCAAATAAAACAAAGGAATGGCTCGGTTTGGGATAATATATTCCCAAAAACAAAGGCCGCAAATGTAGAAGAAACAACAGCACAGCGTTTTGTGTCTGACACAGAGAAAGCAGCATGGAATGCAAAGCAAAATGCACTTGGCTTCACCCCAGAAAACGTAGCCAATAAGGGTGTTGCTAACGGGTATGCAGAATTAGATGCGACAGGAAAGGTGCCAGCAACCCAACTGCCATCATATGTAGATGATGTGCTTGAGTACACTTCACAGGCTAATTTCCCTGCAATGGGTGAGACAGGAAAGATATATATAGCACAGGATACTAATAAAACATATAGGTGGAGCGGTTCAGCTTATGCTGAGATTAGTGCATCTATAGCACTGGGAGAAACAAGTGCTACAGCGTATCGAGGTGACAGGGGTAAGATAGCATATGACCACAGTCAGATAGCACATGCACCTAGCACTGCACAGAAAAATAGTGATATAACCAAGGCTGAAATTGAAGCAAAGCTGACAGGAGTAATATCCTCTCACTCACACGCATCTGGAACGCCTACTGCCCACGCTACAACCCATATAACAGGAGGCACTGATGTGATTCCTAACGCGGTTTCTAGTGGGAACGCTGGGCTTATGAGCGGAGCTGATAAGGCAAAGCTGGACGGTCTATCAAAAATAACTGTAAATGCAACTGCACCAAGTAGCCCAGCAAGTGGGGACTTCTGGTATGAAATAGTATAGGAGGGATAAGACATGGCAGAAGACATGGCAGCATATAATACAATTATTAAAAAGAGAAATGCAGAGAATAACGGGTGGGATTCCATTCTTCCTGTTACTCTGGCTGAAAATGTGCTTACTGATGAAGCGGGTGGCACTGTGGCTTCGCAGTTGGCTAGTGTTGTGAAGTTTCCTACTGCGACAGGCACAGGCACAGCAATAGTAATATCCTATGCACCATTTACTTATACAGCTGGACAATCATTCACGTTTGTAGCTAGTGCTAATAATAGTGGCTCTGCAACAACAATAGCTGTCAATGGTGCTAGTACTGTAAGCCTATACAAACCCAATACCACAGATACACCAAACATTGTAAGCGGTAAAGCCTACACAGTTTGGTATGATGGTACAGATTTTTTTCTAAAAGCTAGTGCAGAAGGTGATGCTGTTGCTGCAAATGTACTAGCAGGAAAAAAATTCAGCAACGATGATGATACTGGAATTGTTGGTACTATGCCGAATAGGACATCTACTCAATTAGCAACATTAAATCCTGGAGTACAAAATTATATTTACATGTATCCGCCTGAAGGGTATTATAATGGAAGCATTATGGTTTATTCTGGGTATATTACGGATTATATTCCTAATAATATTTTGACGGGCAAAAACATATATGGGGTTATAGGCATAGCTAAAAGGCGAGCAAGTGGTAATGTTTCAGCTATATCACAGAATACTATGTGGACTATAAATTGTGGTTTTCAACCAAAACAAGTTTCAATTCAATTTACTTATAATGCTAGAACTGGGTATCATATAAGAGATTTTGAATGGAATGTTTCAGGGCAACTTCAATATAATGGGGTCTCAGCAGTTAATCCGACCTCCTCTGGTTTTGGAATACAGGTACAAGATTATATGACTGGCGGAGCAACAAACATAACTTGGGTAGCGAGTGAGCAATAGGAGGGGATAAAATGTTATACGGTAGACGCTTATATTTCAAGAAATTTGATGGTAGTTTTATTTTTGATACGGGGGAAAACGATATTGAATCAATTGCTAGTATAGATGAAGATTTAATGACACAATCAGCTTTAATGATATATAACATGGATGATTTAATAATAGTTGAATTAGAAGTGGGACAATACAATGAAGAATTTAGCAGAGCTACTTCTTTAAAGTACGATTTGCAGACTAATAATGTTATATTTGATTTTATTCCAATGTCAGATATTTTAGAGTATCATAAAGCAGTAAAAAAATCGGAGATAGCGTTATTTGCTAAACAAGAGTTAGAGTTAGGGTTTGATGTCGAAACTTTCGAGGATGGAGTAGTTCATCATTACACATATGATGGAATAAGTCAGAAAAGATTTGAAAAAATGTTTTCTGTACAGTCAAGTCCACTAGCTCAAACATTAGTAAAATGGTCTACAAATAAAGGTGCTCTTTTAGACCATACAGCAGAACAGTTTATGACTGTTTGTGGAGTTGCTTTTAAATATGAATATACTATTGAGTATAAGCAGATATATATTGATTCTTTGATTAGTAATGCTAAAAGTATTGAAGAACTGAATGTGATTTCATGGGATATGGAAATAAGTTAATAATAAAATTCTTTATAGGCGGTTTAATCTATATGGGGATAGAAGTTATGTATGATAATACATCTGATAGGTCTATAGGCTAAGTAGGCGGTTTATCTTTTTTTATATGTACTTCTATTGTCAATGCTTGTGAGTTTCTGTATATGGTTAATTGCTTTATTATCGGTACTGTAATTACTGTATTCGAGTATATAGGAGGAAAAAAATTTAAGTTAGGCAACTAAGTATGCAGAATTAATAAACTCTGCATACTTAGTACCAAAACCCCCATATTGAAAAACAAGAAGATAGTCAAGCTACCTGATATTATGATAGTGTCGAAAATATAGAAGTTCATATTAGAATAACAAGCAAAAAGAGTAAAATTAGTTGTTGTATATTTACACTCTACTTTATAATATCTTGCAATTATACATTCTTATTTACTCATTAACTTTAATCTAAGTAGCTTTTGCCTGTACATTTCTAAATAACACAAAAGCAAATAAATGAACGGTACTAAACATTACCCATCTAAAACAGAACCGATTTAACTAAAAAAAATGGAGGTAAACAGCATTGGAAGAAAAATGGATAGAAAGACTAACAGAAGTCGAGCAGAGGACAAAGTCCAATGCCCACAGGATAGAGGAGTTAGAGGGCAACCAGAAGATACTCTATGAGATGAATACCAATATTAAGCTACTAGCGCAGCAGGGAGTTCAACACACTCAAAAAATTGAGTGCATAGAGCAGGATGTGAAGGTATTAAAGGATAAGCCGGCAAGACGCTGGGATTTGGTTATTACCTGCATTATAACTGCTGTTATATCTGTAGCAATAACCTATCTATTTAAAATCTAGAGGATAAAAAGGAAAGGTATAAACAACAAATAAACAAATAAGCGACAGGTATTAGTATATCAGTGTTAGGTATAAGGTTGAAAGAAAATTACCAATTAGAAAGATTTTTATAGAGAAGGTATATATATAAGATTTTCTTTCAACCTAGATTTGTGCATGAAAAAGCAATGGATATAAGGTTGAAAGAAAATGACCTATTAAAATGATTGAAATAGAGAAGGTATAAATTTATGATTTTCTTTCAACCCAGATTTGTGCCTGAAGAGAGGAATGGTAATAAGGTTGCAAAGTATCAGGTATAAATTACTTGATACTAGACGGTAGATAAAAAGGGAGTGATCAATATGTAAGCGTTCAACGAACTTAAAATTTAATGAGAATTCTTAAGAAGTTCGTTAAATCGCCAAGACGAAATGTCTTGTAAACCGCTTACAGTAGTTATTTGTAAAAATACATGGGGGAGTTAGTATGAAAAACTATATAATAGAAAACTGGGCAAGCATTGTTGTCATGGTTTTATTGATAGGATATGTAATATATTTAGTTATAACAAAGCAGTGGGAACAGCTTAGAAGCCTAGGCTTTAGATTAATGCTTGAGGCTGAAAGAGTATTTGGCTATGGAGCAGGAAAACAAAAGTTTGAGTATGTCTTTAAACAGCTCTATGCCATAATTCCTAGATGGTTGAGGCTATTTATAACAGAGCAGTATTTCAGAGAAGCATTACAAAAATGGTATAACATGATTAAGGATTATTTTGATAATGGTAAATTGGACAGTTCAATTAATGTGTAAGTGTTTAACAAACTCCGAATTTAATAGAAATTCTAATGAAGTTCGTTAAATCGCCAAGACAATATGTCTTGGAAACCGCTTACGGTAGTTATTGCTACAAAATGTATGGGGGAGTTAGTATGTAGCACCCTAGTCTGTGGTTGTAATTCTATGACAGTTTTCCATTAGGAGGAATGAGTAGTCGTATAGCCAGCATAACAAGGTATTTATTAAAGGTTAAAACAAAAGCTTTTTACATTGTCTAAGAGGAGGGATTTTCTTGATTAAAGTAATAGAAGATATTCAATTAAGTAAGAATTTTAAGCTATCAGAGTTTGTATGCCCTGATGGCTCGGCTGAAGTACTGCTTGATACAGAGCTTATAGACAAGCTGCAAAGGCTGAGAGATAAGCTAGGAAAGCCAGTGATTGTTCACAGTGGATATAGAAATCTTAAATACAACACTAAAATCGGTGGAGCAGCTAATAGTCAGCATATGTATGGCAGAGCAGCAGATATTACCGTTTCTGGCTTTGCACCAGAGCAGGTTGCTAAAACAGCAGAGGAAGTAGGCTTTGACGGAATAGGCATATATAAAACCTTCACTCATGTTGACGTGAGGGGGCATAAGGCTAGGTGGTATGGGTAGGAGTGTAATTCATCACAAAAACCCCGCTAGTCCTTAAAACTATCGGGATTTAGTGGCTATTTTTGAATTCGTTCAATTAAAGCTTCTTTTAATAATGATGAAAAATTTATATGTTGTTTCTCTGCTTCATCATTTAACCATGCTGGAATAGTTAATGTTTTTTTTATCGCTTTGCCACTTGTTTTATCCATTATATTAAACATATTAGCATTTATCATTGCAATAAAATCTTTTCCTGTAATGCTAATTTGCTCGGGAGATGACGGGGTAGGACAAGATGTACCTTCATCTAATATATATTCTAAGTATGTTGCTAAAGCCTCTTGAGCCATTAGCGTAGCATCCTCCAAATCCTCACCTTGCGTATGACATCCCTGAAGATCAGGGAAAAAAACTGAATACCCTGTTTCTTCTGGATGAAATATTGCTGGATATACATATAACTTTTTCAAATTCATTCTCCTCTTTTCATATTAGGTTCATTTAAAATATTATGTTCTATATTAAGTGAATTATGAGGGACTACTTAAGTTCCAACCTCTTAATTATCGCATTTTCTAATCCTGCCTTCAAATCTTTATTATGTACTGGTACTACTTCTATTTCATTGTCTTTTTTCATAATGTAGTGGCTGCCCTTTATTCTTTTGACTTCCCAAGCGTTTCTTTTCATTAATTTTACCATTTCCTTACCTGTCAT